CCAATTTTCTGTTATATTTGCTAAATACGCCCTGACCAGGGCTTTTATATATATTAGCCCCCCTTATAAAGATATTTAAAAATATATTGATATTAAGTGTTCGGTTTTGGTACTTTGAACGGGTTATCTTATATGTAAAGATTAATAATAATCTTAAACGGATTAACCTCCGTTTGCTCTACGGTTAATCCTTAATATATATAATATATAATTATAATTACCACAGTTATGCCGTCTAACGGGTACCGTTTATACATCGTTTTATAACCTCTACAGAGGGCAACTTTAGGGGGCACCTATGGGACGCAAGCCAGGAATACAGAACATACCCAAGCGCGAGGCGCAGGAGAAGGTTCTACTCCAACTAGAGCAAGGCTCGACCATTACGGCGGCTATGGCATCTGTGGGACGCAACGACGTCACCTTCCGCCAGTGGACAATGAATGAACCTGAGTTCAAGGAACGCTCCGACAAATCCCGACTAGTGGGTAAAGGCGTTATCGCAGACCTAGGCGACCTAAAGGAAATCTCGTTTCCTGACTTCTGTGAGCAGTTCCTAGATACCAAGATGTTTCCTCACCACCTCAACTGGATTGACCTCATCGAGGGGCGTGAGCCGCGCTGGATACACCCTGCTATGACCTACGAGCCAGGGGCTGTCAACAGAGTGCTCGTCAACGTACCACCTGAGCACGCAAAGTCTACGGTCATCACGACCAACTACGTGGTCTACAAGATTGTGACCAACCCTAACTCACGAGTCATTATTGTCTCAAAGACGCAGGGTATGGCACGCAAGTTCCTTGGTGCGATTAAGACTCGTCTTAACCACCCCGCCTTTATTAAACTGCAGACTGCTTTTGGTCCAAATGGCGGATATAAGGCAGACGCCACTACGTGGTCTGCAGATATGATTTATTTGGGTACAGGACGCGATAGTGGCGAAAAAGACCCAACAGTTCAAGCACTAGGACTTGGTTCCCAGATTTACGGTGCTCGTGCCGACTTGATTATTGTCGATGACGCTGTGATGGGTTCTAACGCCCACGAGTGGGAAAAGCAGATGGAATGGCTTCAGAAAGAAGTTATCACCCGTCTTGGACGCTACGGTAAACTTATCATCGTAGGTACCAGAGTCTCACCGATTGACCTCTACAAGATGCTACGAGATGGCTCACAGTGGACTGGTGGCAAATCACCCTTCACCTATATGGCTATGCCAGCCGTTCTTGAGTTTGACGAGAAACCTTTAAACTGGAAAACCCTTTGGGCTAAAACAGACAGACCCGAAGGAGATGTGGACGAACCTGATGCCGACGGACTTTATCCGAAATGGGATGGACCCGCGCTCTTTACACGTCGCTCTGAGGTCGCTCCGTCAGTATGGGCTATGGTCTACCAGCAAGAAGACGTCCAAGAAGATTCAATCTTCTCTCCAACCTGTATCTCAGGTTCCGTCAACGGAATGCGTAAACGAGGACCACTAAAGGCTGGTAACCCAGGACATCCTAAGCACGTTGAGGGTTACACCATCATTGGTCTTGACCCTGCTATGGCAGGTGCTACAGGAGCCGTCGTATGTACATACAACAAGGCTGACGGAAAAATCTATGTGCTAGATGCTGTCAATATGACAGACCCCAACCCACAGAAGATTCAAAATTTAATCGAAGATTGGGTGGAAAAATACCGCCCTCAGGAATTGCGTATCGAAATCAATGCACATCAGAAAGCGTATGCGCTGGACGAACATCTACGAAACTTCTTAGCAGGTTACGGTACGCAACTGAATTCACACTTTACTGGCAAGAACAAATGGGACACTTCTTTCGGTGTGGCATCTATGGCTACCTTGTTTGGTAACACACGAGATGGCAGATTCCAAGATAACAACATTATCGAACTACCAAGTAATGAAGGCTCTGAGGGTTTAAAGACTCTTGTTCAAGAACTCATTACCTGGAAGCCAGATACTAAGAACCCTACTGACGTTGTTATGGCTCTATGGTTTGCGGTTATCCGCATTAGAGAGTTAATGCAAAAGTCAAGTCAAGCAACACAGTATCAAAGCAACCGTTGGGCAACTCGTGCTCAAGTTGAACGCAGGTTTGCAATCAACTTAGATGACGCGTTTGCAGACCAATGGTCAAACCAATACGGATAGGAATCCAAAATGCAAAATCCAATTAACAAGATTAAGAAGTATGCCGCCAATGTTGATAAGGAACTAGGCGAAGCCTTTGCTGCAGGAGGAAAATACAATAAGGATAAAACTCCTAGCAACAAAAAGAATCTACAGACACAGCGTAGCGAATTCTTTGGTGCACTTACTCAAGGACGCAGATACGAAGGCGGAGTAAAGACAACCACCGCAACAGTAAATAAACTTTATCGCCCATCTTCAGACAAGTAATTTTTCCCTTTAACCGATAGGACAATAATGGCATTATCAATGGAGCAGGTAGCAGCCCGCGTACAATCGCTGCGCTATCGCAATAGCGAAAGAGATGCTCGCAACCTTGACGTCCTTGCTGTCCGTAAGGGTCAAATCTCACAGGTTTACCCTGACTTTTTTCCAGATGGCGTAGATGCCAACGTAGTTGCTAACTTCATTGACATTGTGGCACGTGACCTTTCAGAGGTTATGGCACCACTGCCAGCAGTAAACTGCTCAGCAGCCAACGCAGTCAATGACAGAGCGCGTAACTTTGCTGATAAGCGTACCCGCATTGCATCAAATTATTTTGCACATTCTGACCTTTCAGTACAAATGTACTCAGGCGCAGACTGGTACATCACATATGGTTTCGTTCCGTTCATTATTGAATTGGACGAAGAAGCAAAGTTGCCACGTATCCGCATAGAAAACCCGATAGGTTCCTATCCAGAGTTTGACCGCTATGGACGTTGTGTGGCATTTGCTAAGAGATACCTAATGACATTAGGCGAACTCGTTACTCAGTTTCCAGAGTTTGAAAGGCAACTGCTTGGTGGTCAAGGCTACAAGCAAGACCTTAATAACGAGGTTGAGTTAATTCGCTATTATGACAAAGACCAATCAATCATCTACTTACCAACACGTCAAGACCTGATTCTTTCAAAGGTCAAGAACCCAATGGGCAAGATGATGGTTATTGTTGCACGTAAGCCATCTGTTGATGGTGAACTTCGTGGACAATTTGATGACGTCTTGGGTATTCAGTTACTACGCAATCGCTTTGCATTGCTTGCAATGGAAGCAGCAGAGAAATCTGTTCAGGCTCCTATCGTACTTCCACAGGATGTACAGGAACTACAACTTGGTGGAGACGCAGTTATCCGTACTGCAAACCCAGCAGGTGTACGCCGCGTAGAACTCACACTTCCCCAAGGTGCATTTACAGAGCAGTCATTGCTCAATCAAGAACTTCGTGTTGGTACTCGTTACCCTGAATCACGTACAGGCAACATTGATGCTTCAATCGTCACTGGACAAGGCGTGCAGGCTCTTATGGGTGCATTTGATACCCAGGTTAAGTCTGCTCAAGCAATCTTTGCATCTGCACTACGCGATGTTATTAGCCTTTGCTTTGAAGTTGATGAACTTATTTATCCAGAAGAAAAAACTATTCGTGGCGTAGATTCAGGTTCTCCATATGAAATTACATACAAGCCAAGTAAGGACATCAAGAATGACTATTCTGCTGATGTTCGTTACGGTATGCTTGCTGGTCTTAACCCAGCGCAAGGTCTTATCTTTATGCTTCAAGCACTTGGAGGAAAACTCATCAGCCGAGATATGGCTATGAGAGAACTTCCATTTACTGTAAACGTAACACAAGAACTTGAGAAGATTGAAATTGAAGATATGCGTGCCGCATTACTTGGTTCGCTTACTGCCTACACACAAGCCATTCCACAAATGGCAACACAAGGTCAGGATGCTTCAGAAGTAGTACGTAAGATTGCTGCGGTTATCAAGGCTCGTCAAAAGGGTCAAGCACTAGAAGACGCAATTGAAGCCACATTCGCTCCGCAGCAGCAAGTTCCTCCTGCTGGAGCACCACAAGCGGTTGAGCAAATGTCCCCTGCTCCCGAAGGCGTTCCAGCAGGAGGCGCTCTTGCTCCTGAAGGTGGACCAGAAATCGCAGCACCTGAACAAGCACCACCAGACATTATGAGTATCCTCTCCAGTCTTTCTGGAGGAGGAGAAGCCAACGCTAGCGTAAGAACCGTAGCACGTAGATAATTAAGGTAGGGGACAATGACAACAATTATCGGCGTTGAATACGCAAATCGCTGTGTTGTTCTTGGCGATTCTCGCGTTGTAGGTGATTCAAAGATTTACTCTCATCCAGATATGGTTAAAGTTGTAACCAACGGAAACTTTATTATCGGAGCCGCAGGAGATGTACGAGCATTGCAAGTTATCTTGCATACTTGGAAGCCACCTGTTGCAATTGCTAAGGATAAAGAAAACCTTTTTCAGTTTATGATTAGCAAGGTTGTTCCATCTTTAAAGCAACAACTAACTGAGTATGGTCTTTTAGAATCAAAATCGGCAGATAAAGAGTTTGAACTTTATGTGCTTATAGCATTTAATGGAAACATCTTTGAAATTGACAGTGACCTTGCAGTATCTCGTAGCGATTCAGGCTACTACGGTATAGGCACTGGTGGAGATTATGCACTTGGTGCACTCTATGCAGGTGCTACCCCTGAACAAGCAGCATCTATTGCTGCACTTAATGACAGTAAGACAGCAGAACCATTTGTATTAGAAACTCAGTACAAAAAATGAGTGAAGAGTTCCGCGAAGC